ATTTCAGTGCTATTGAAGCACGTGTAATTGCTTGGCTAGCTGGTGAAGAGTGGGTTAATGAAGTATTTGCAACACATGGTAAAATCTACGAAGCAACAGCAAGTCAGATGTTTAATGTACCGATTGATAAAATCTCAAAAGGTAATCCTGAGTATAGCTTAAGGCAACGTGGTAAAGTTGCAACACTAGCATTAGGATATCAAGGCGGAGAGTCAGCTTTAATAGCAATGGGAGCTGATAGGATGGGTCTTACTAGTGAAGAACTTACTGACATTAAAGTTCGTTGGAGAGAAGCTAATAAGAACATTGTCCGCTTGTGGTATGCCGTTGGAGATGCTGTAATTCAAGCTATGAATGGCAATGGAACACATTATGTAAGAGGACTAGAAATTCAACGTGAATGGGATATGATGTATGGTCTTGATTTTATATCGATTAAATTACCTAGTGGCCGTTCTCTCTATTATCCTAAGCCATTTTTAAAATTAAACCAGTTTGAAAAAGATGCACTTCATTATTACGGGGTTAACCAGACTACTAAAAAATGGGAAGTCAACTCAACTTATGGTGGAAAGCTAGTTGAGAATATTGTTCAAGCAATAGCAAGAGATTGCCTAGCGGAAACATTATTAAGATTGTTTGAAAAAAATTATGATGTTGTAATGCATATTCACGATGAAGTGGTAATAGATGCATATGATGATGAAAAACTAGAAGATGTAAATAATATTTTGGCAGAGCCTATTCCTTGGGCTCCTGGATTAGTGCTAAAAGGTGCTGGATTTGAGACTAAATATTATATGAAAGATTAGAAAGGAGGTTAAAAAGTGCAAGCAAATAGATTATTAGGAATTGCTAAGGCAAATCATAGAAAAGCAACTATTTGGCAGAATACAGATATTAGTTGGCTTGACTTTGTAGAAACTTTAAAATCTCCTGTTAGAACGCAAGAGAAATATGATGAATTTCTCAAGATGAAAAAATCAGATCAAGATAATCTAAAAGATGTTGGGGGCTTCACAGGTGCTAAGCTTTTAGATGGCCGAAGAAAAGCAACGAACATAATTAGTCGTGATGTTGTCTGTTTGGATTTAGATAATATTCAACCTAATATGACTGTTGATATTTTAAAGAGAGTAGGCTCGCTTGGTTGTACTTCTGTTGTTTATTCAACGAGAAAGCACAGTAATTATACACCTAGACTTAGGGTTCTTATTCCACTTGACGAAAGTTGTACTCCTGATGAATATGAACCTATTGCTAGAAAATTAGGTAGTTTATTAGGGATTGAAAATTGTGATCCAACTACGTTTGAAGTTAACCGTTTTATGTATTATCCATCTTGCTCTATGGATAGTGAGTACATATTCCAGTTTTATCCAGGGCAATTTTGTAGTCGTGTTGGGGTGCTTAATATGTATGCTGACTGGACTGACATTTCAACGTGGCCGCACGTCCCTGGTCAAGACACTAAACAAAAACAACTTTTGGCCCGACAACAAGATCCATTAACTAAAAATGGATTAGTTGGTTCGTTTTGTAAAGTTTATGATATTACAACGGCCATCCAAACTTTTATTCCTGCTTTGTATGAAGCAACGGCCACTCCTGATAGATATACTTTCACAGGAGGTAGTACTTCTGGAGGAGCGGTGCTATATGATAATAAATTTTTATACTCACATCACGCAACGGATCCATGTTGTGGCCAACTTGTTAATGCTTTTGACCTAATAAGAATACACAAATTTAGCAACCTTGATGAGAACGTAAAAGACGGAACACCTGTAAGCAAATATCCATCTTACACGGCCATGAAAAAACTAGCTCTTGAAGATGCTAATGTGGCAGCTTTGATGAATAGTGAAATGGTGGCCAACGCTAAAGATGTTTTTAAAATCGTAGGAAGTGATGATGAAAATAATCAAGCTGAAGATGAATTAAACTGGCTTTCACAACTTGAACGAAGTGAAGAAGGTAAAATCCAAAAGACTATTAATAATATAGTTTTGATACTGGAAAATGATCCGAATTTAAAAGATAAAATTGCGATTGATATTTTTAGTAACAGAGGATTAGTCTTTGGCCAACTTCCTTGGGATAAACATTATGATCCAAATAAAGATCATAGAGATTGGTCTGAAGTTGATGATGCTTCCTTTTCTAGATACCTAGAAACAGTCTATAAAATTACTGGCCAAGATAAGCAAGATAAAGCTTTATTAATTGTAAGTGATGGAAATAGGATAAACTATGTTGAAAGATATCTAACATCATTACAATGGGATGGTGTGCCTAGAATAGATATTCTACTTATTGATTATTTTGGAGCAGCAGATAATGTATTTTCTAGAGAAGCTATCCGAAAAAGTTTAGTAGCTGCGGTGGCCAGGGCCATTATTGGTGGAGTTAAATTTGATGTAATGACAATTTTAGCTGGGCCACAAGGAGTTGGTAAAAGTACTTTCTTTTCTATCTTAGGTAAAGAGTGGTTTAATGATAGTTTACAAACTTTTGAAGGTAAAGAGGCTTCTGAACTTATCCAGGGGAGCTGGATTGTAGAGGTAGGAGAACTTACCGCTATGAACAGGCATGATACGAATGCAATTAAACAGTTCTTGAGTAAAAGAGAAGATATATACAGGGAAGCTTACGGAAGACGCACAAGCAAATATCCTAGAAGGTGTGTTTTCTACGGGACTTCAAATGATGATGAATTTTTAAAAGATCCAACTGGAAATAGACGTTTTTGGCCAATTGATATTTGTGTAGGTGAAATCAAAAAAAGCGTTTGGGATGATTTACCAAAAGAGGTTGACCAGGTGTGGGCCGAGGCTTACGCATTATTTCTAATGGGTGAAAGCTTGCAACTTAGTAAGGAGGCCGAAGAGTTGGCCAATGTAGCACGTGAACACCATAAAGAATCAAACGCAAAAGAAGGTTTAATCCGTGATTATCTTGATAAACCTATTACTGAAAACTGGTATTCACTTGATAAAAGTTCAAGATTAAATATTTTATCTGGTGATTTCGATAAAGGAGATCAGATGGTATTTAGACAAAAAGTGTGTGCTGTTGAAGTTTATGAAGAGTGCTTAAAAGGTGATTTACGATTTATGAAGCGAACTGATGCAAAAGAAATAAATCAAATAATTAGTAATATTGTTGGGTGGGTTAAGGATGAAAAAACAACACGTTTTGGAAATTATGGCCCTCAAAAAGGATTTAAAAGATTGTAACTTTGAATGTAACTTTGGGAAAAGAAAGTTACAAATCAAAAATCAAAATGTAACTTTGGTGTAACTTTGAAAAAAATCAAAACTTTATTATATCAGGGGTTTAACCAACCTAATGTAACTTTAAAAATAGAAAGTTACACCTAAAGTTACACCTTATAAACGTTGATATAATAGCTCTAGTAAGTATTTTATATATTGATTTGTAACTTTAAAACCTATATATAATATAAAAATAAAGGAATTATAGAAAATATAGGATTATATAAATCTATAATATCTATAATATCTATGTTTTATATACTATATAGGGAAAATAAAGTTACAAGTTACAAATTTAAAAAATGAAAAATGAGAGATGATTTTGACAAGTGGAAATAACAGAAAAGCAAATTGAAAAATATTTAGTAAAAAAAATTAAAGATAAAAAGGGCTTATGTTTAAAATTTGAATCTCCAGGTTATTCAGGTGTGCCTGATAGGATTATTATTTTAAAAAATAAACCTGTGGCTTTTGTAGAATTAAAAAGGCCTGTTGGTGGCCGATATTCAGCAAGGCAAAAATTAGTGGAGAGAGATTTTAATAGATTAGGCCAGAAAGTTTATAAAGTAAAAAATAAAGAAGAGGTAGATAAGTTAGTAGAGGAGTTGATATCGTGAGAGAGTTTATTCCACATAAATATCAATTAACGGCAATCAATCATGTGATCAATGTTCCAAAATGTGGACTATATCTTGATATGGGGTTAGGAAAGACAGTATCAACATTAACAGCAATTAAGGAATTAAAATACAATAGATTTCAAGTTAACAAAGTGTTGATTATTGCACCAAAAAAAGTGGCCGAGGGAACATGGTCGAAAGAAAAAGATAAGTGGAATCATACAAAAGATTTTAGAGTAAGTCTAGTGTTAGGAAGTCAACAAAAGAGAATTAAAGCTTTAAGTGTAAATGCAGATTTATATATTATCAACCGTGAAAATATTCCCTGGTTAGTTGATTATCTTAGAAATGATTGGTATTTTGATACCGTTGTGATTGATGAAAGTAGCAGTTTTAAAAATAGTCAAAGCAAGAGATTTAAAGCTTTGAAAATGGTACTTCCTAAGATTAATAGGTTGATTGAATTAACAGGAACTCCTAGTCCAAATGGTGTGGAGGACTTGTGGGCCCAAATATATTTACTTGATCAAGGTGAAAGATTAGAGAAATATATCACTCATTTTAGAAATAGGTATATGGAACCTAATAAGAGAAATAGAAGTCAAGTTTTTGATTATAAAGTAAAAGAGGGTGTGTATGATCATATCATAAATAAAATATCCGATATTTGTATAAGTATGAAATCTGAGGACTATTTAGAACTTCCAGATTTATCTTATAATGAAATACCTGTTGTTTTAAATGACAAAGCTAGAAAAGACTATGATAAAATGGAGCGTGATTTTGTCCTGGAGCTTGAGGAAGCAGAAGAGGATATAACAGCAGTGAATGCAGCTGCATTATCTAATAAATTATTACAAATAAGTAATGGTGCAGTATATGATAATTCTGGAATTTATACAGAAGTGCATAATGCAAAAATAGATTCATTTCTTGAGTTGGTAGAAAGTTTACAAGGGCGAAGTCTTTTGGTATTTTACAACTTTCAACACGACAAAGAAAGAATTAAGAAAGCTTTAGAAAAAAGCAATTTAGTAGTTAGAGAATTGAAAACTACACAAGATGAAGATGATTGGAACGATAGAAAAATAGATATTCTATTGACGCATCCAGCAAGTGCTGCTTATGGCCTTAATTTACAAGAAGGTGGAAATCATGTGTGTTGGTTTGGACTAACTTGGAATTTAGAACATTACCAACAAGCTAACAAGCGGCTACACAGACAAGGCCAAAAAGAAAAAGTAATAATCCATCACTTAGTAACGCAAGATACGAGGGATGAAGATGTAATGCGAGCATTAGACAGTAAAGCGGATGTTCAAGAGGAAATATTACAAAGCTTGAAAGCTAGAATTAGAAAAGTTAAAGAAGGTAAGTAGAAATGATAGAGAAATTAGCTATAGCAGGATTAATAATTTTAGTTGGTGCTTATTTTGTAATTCTAATTATTGATGCATATGATTATCAAGAACGCAAAGAAAAAGAAAAACAAGAGGCTATAGAATTAAGGATAAAAAATGCTAGGTTAGAAGAACAACTAAAAGCACTAGACGATAAACAAGCTGAACAAACAAAAAAGACAGCTGAATTGAACGGAATAGGAGGGTAAGGAATGATTAAAAGGATATGGAATAACATAGAGATCATATTAATTACTTTGTCAATGTTGTTAGCAATGTTTACAGCTGGATTAGTAGTTGGAACTTACATTGCTAGTGATAATATCAAAAAATTGGCAAATGAAAATATTAGAAAACAAAGGTTAATAGAACAACAAAAAGATCGCATAAGAGAATTACAAATGTTCAAACAGTTACAAGAAATTAAAGGGGGACAACCTTTTGAAATTTAGGAGGGTTAAAAATGAAACAACCGAAAGTGTATGTTAAAAGTTTAGATAGAGTGTTTGAAGTGGAATCTATTAGGTTTGATACTAAAGTAGTTGGAATTTATGATGAAGAAGCATCTATATATCATTACTGTGATTTTGATGAAGTTGAGTTTATTTATAACACTGGTTATAGAGATAAAAATGATAACTACATCTTTAAAGGAGATATATTAGAATATCGAGGGAAAGCAACTGAATATTACATCGAAAAATTAGTAGTTAAAAAGGATGGAGAAAATGAATTGTATTACTTAACAAACAAAGGAGATTATGTAAGCAGATTATTGAATATGTATGATTATTTAGTTATTGGTAATATTTACGAAAATAAGGAATTATTGGAGGTCTAATTAATGAACTATAAAGAATTAGAAAAAGCTAATGGGTTATTAGAAGAAATTAGAGAAGTTGATTTTCATATAAGATATATTGAACATCCTCTTAATCGTACAAGAATAAGTATAAATGATTATAAAATGTATTTTAATGATAAGTATAAACAAAAATTTGTAAATATTCTAAAAGAACTCAGAGGTGAAATGATTAAAGAATTAAATGAGTTAGGAGTGGTTGAAAATGACTAATGAAGAATTACAACAACAGATTGAACAATTAGAACAACAAATTAAAGATTTAAAAGTGAAACTGGAAAAAGAGGTGGAGAAGAAGCCTTATGAAGTGGAAGTGCCAGAGGATGTAGACGATTGTTATACTACTGGTATATATGGTATTGTTGACCGTTTAGAAAATTTTAGTACACCTTATAAGGAAGGTTGTTATAAACGTGGTTTAATTTTCAAAACTAGAGAACAAGCTGAACAACACGACAAAAAACTTATATTACTGTTTAAATTACATAAATGGGCAGAGGAACATAATGGAGGATGGACGCCGAATTGGAATGACGATGATGAAACGATTTATGAAGTACAAATCGACAGATTTCCAATGTATGGGTGTGATAGTCCGCTTGTGATAAATGAGGTTGATGAAGTTCGTTCGGTTTCTATTTTCCCGTATTTTTATTCATATGAAACAGCAAGAGAATTCATTGAAGAATTCAGAGGAGAAATTGAAGAGGTGTTTTGCTAATGACTAACAGAATATATTTAGCTTTAAAATATAAAGATGCACAAATTATAAAACATGCATTACGAGAATATGTTAAGAGATCAGATGTAAAAAATGAAACAGATATTGAAGAAGAATCAATATTACTTAATAGCATTGAAGAAGAAGTTAACCTATTCAAGAGTAAGAATGGAATTAAGTAAGAGGTAAAAGAGTATGGATGAATTAATGAAAAATGTAGTAGAAAAATTAAATTTAAGTATAGATAAAGCACCAGAAATATATGAAGGATTAAAAAAACAGTATGTTATATATAATACTTGTAATACGATATTAGAGATATTATCTTTTATTGTAATGATAGGTTTTATGTTAGGTTTTATTTTTGGGCAAGAGGAAATAATTTCAAGAAAACATCTTAAATTGATGGGAATAGGATTAACAGTAATATTTATCATTGGAATAGGAATTTTAATATTTAGAAATATTAATACTCCAGATATAGTGTTTTTAAAAGGAATGATGGAGAGGTAAGACATGGAAGTAAAATCAATGTTTATAATCGACATTCTACTTTACATCATAGGTATTTTCTTTAGTATTTCACTAATTTCTGTAATGGTGTTTATGGTAGTTGCTTTGAAGAGATATATTAATTGGAGGAAGTAATGGTGTTAAATAGACAAGAAAGACAAACAAATCAGAAAAAGAAATTTTTATCAAAATTATGGTACATTAAACGATTAATAGCTTCTAACGAAGAAAAAATTAAAGATAGACGTGCCATGTTAAAACATAACATTAAACCTATTGATTATGCAAAAGAGCAAATAAAAGGGGGGAATAAATATAGTTGGGATAATTTAATTTATGAGATCGATAATTTAGAACGTGAAATTATTGATAATACCGTAGAACTCGTTAAGACAGAAAGAGAAATATTTGATTGTATTAAAAACGTTGAAGATTTACAATATAGATTATTATTACAATATAGGTATTTTGATTGCAAAGATTGGTTAGAAATAGATGAGTTATTAAAGATTGAAGCTAATACGAGAAACAGAAAACATTCTGAAGCGTTAAAAGTAGTTAAAATTGATAAATTATTCCAAAAAGTAAAAAAAGATAAAACAAAGTAAAAGGAGATAAACAAAAGTAAGTAGGTAAGTGTTATAATAGTAATATAAGATTTTAGGTAGAGGACTCCTAAAAATAGTTAATATTAGATTTTTTATAAGACGACGTGGACATCACAACCTTTACTTTTTTGTTATTAGTATTTAACTTCTACCTAAAATCACCTATCATAAAAGCTTCCTAGACAGTTTAATGACTGTCTTTTTATTTTGCCTGAACGGAGGTGGAAAATTGGCAAGATTAACAACTAAACAAAAAGAATTTGCTGATGAGTACATCTTAAGTGGAAATGCGATGCAGTCAGCAATTAAAGTAGGATATAGTTTAAATTATGCAAAATCTCAAAGCCATAAATTGTTGGAAAATGTAGGAATAAAATCTTATATTGATGAACGGATGAAAGAGATTGAATCTAAGAAAACAGCAACGCATCAAGAGGTGATAGAATATTTAACATCGGTGATGCGAGGAGAACAACGAGAACAAACGTTAATAGGAATGGGACAAGGCTTTCAAGAGACAACTTATATAGATGTTAGCGCAAAAGATAGAATTAAAGCCGCAGATATCCTAAATAAAATTCATCAAGCAAGAGAAGAAAAAAGTGCAACTGCTTCTGAAAAAATCATAATTGTTGACAGGTGGGAAGATGGCTAGGTTTGATGTTCAAAAGAATGTGAATCCACATTTTAAAGATGTTTGGCTATCTAAAGTTCCTTACAATGTATTAAAAGGTGGTAGGAATAGTTTTAAATCATCCGTTATAGTACTTAAATTAGTTAGAGATATGGCAATGATGATAGCAAAAGGAGAAAAAGCTAATGTAGTTGTAATTAGAAAAGTTGCGAATACAATTCGAGATAGTGTCTTTAATAAAATTAATTGGGCCATAAACATGTATGGCTTAACAGATTCATTTAAAAGCACAGTATCTCCGTTTAAAATCACGCATACATTAACAGGATCTAGCTTTTATTTCTATGGTGCTGACGACTTCCAAAAACTAAAATCAAATGATATTAGCAATATTATTTCAGTTTGGTATGAAGAAGCAGCTGAATTTGATAGTCAAGAAGAGTTCGACCAAACTAACATAACATTCATGAGGCAGAAGCATCCGTTAATAGCGTTTGTTAAGTTTTACTGGAGTTACAACCCACCAAGGAACCCTTACAACTGGATTAATGAGTGGAGCGAGCTAATGAAAACTAACGAAAGTTATTTAGTACATGAATCTAATTATTTAAACGACGAATTAGGTTTTGTTACTGAGCAAATGTTGGCAGATATTAACAGGATTAAAGAAAATGACTTTGATTATTATCGTTACATTTATTTAGGTGAACCAGTTGGATTAGGAAATAATGTCTATAATATGGCTTGTTTTCATCCTTTAGATGAAATACCTAGTAATGATAAAATCATAGGAATATCTTATGCATTAGATACAGGACACCAACAAAGCGCCACGGCTTGCGGTGCTTATGGAATAACCGCTAAAGGAAATGTAATCTTACTAGATACGTTTTATTATTCTCCAGCAGGTAGAAGTGTTAAAGCTGCACCCAGTGATTTAACGATTATGATTAATGGTTTCATTACTGGAGTACAGGAAAAATACAATGTACCTATTATTAGATTAACTATAGATAGTGCTGAGGGAGCGTTAAGAAATCAGTATTATAAAGATTTTGG